CCCGCACGCCACCCACGGCTCGTTCTTCGAGCTTCAGGCGAACCTGAACGCCTACGGGGTGCGGGAGAAGGTCCGCATCGTCCGGGACTCCAGCCAGAACGCGCTCCGGTCGATGGCCGGCTGGGTGGACAAGTACGAGAAGACCGCGCAGCGCTTCGACCTGGTGTGGATTGACGGCGATCACACCGCCGAGGTCGTCGAGCACGACGTCAGCCACGCGATCAAGCTGCTGAAGCCCGGCGGTGTCCTCGCCTGCCACGACTACGACGAGGTCACCTGCCCCGGCGTGCGCGTGGCCCTCGACAAGCTGTTCGGAGGCCCAGGCGACCTGACCGACACCCTCGCGGTGTACACCGACCCGAATGCGCAGCTGCACCGCAAGCGCACGCGCTCCGACGAGCCATTCCCCTCCGGCGCCGATATCCCGGACGTCTGGTGAGGGCCGCGGTCGTCGGCGCCGGGATCTTCGGCGGCCTCGCCGCGCTGGAGCTGGCCGCGGCCGGCTGGCAGGTCGACCTGTTCGACGCCCGCCACGAGGTGATGCTCGGGGCGTCGGGCGCGAACCAGGGCCGGCTGCACGCCGGCTACCACTACCCCCGGTCTCTCGCCACGGCGCGGGAGGTCCGGGACGCCGGCCCGGAGTTGGCGGCCCGGTTCCCGCAGGTCGTCGTCACGTCGGGCCGTCACCACTACCTGGTGGCCAAGGACTCCCTGGTCTCCGGCGAGAAGTACCTGGCGTTCCTCGACGAGCTGCAGCTGCCGTACCAGCCGGTCGAGCATCCGCTGGTCCGCAGCGACACGACCGACGTGGCGGTCCGGGTAGACGGGGAAGCGTTCCTGGACCTGGTCGAGCTGCGGTTCGTTCTCCGCCAGCAGCTCGTCGCGGCCGGGGTGAGGCTGCGGCTCTATACGCCGGCGACCGCGCGGCTGCTGGCCAAGGACTTCGACGTGGCCGTGGATGCCACCTATGGCCGGTCCGGGCTCCGGCCGCTGCGCTACGAGCTGACCGAGGTCGCTCTGGTCCGGCTCGGCGCCCAGTTCAAGGGCCTGTCGTTCGTGGTGATGGACGGCCCGTACGTGTCCCTGGACCCGCTGGCCAGGACCGACCTGCACATGCTCTACGACGTCGCCCACTCGGTCCACCACGTCACCGACGACCCGTTCGACGTCCCTGAGGCCTACCGGCACCTGATCGACCAGGGCCGCAAGCACACCCCGCTGACCCGGGTCGAGCGGATGCAGGGCACCGCCCGGCAGTTCCTTCTCGGCATCGGGATGCCCACCTACTCGGGGTCGCTGTTTACCCTCCGGGCCGTCCTCCCCGACGTCGACGACACCGACGCCCGGCCCACCCTCGTCGAACGGGACGGGAACGTCGTCTCCGTGCTGTCCGGGAAGATCGCCACCGCACTGTCCGCGGCACGGCGGGTCGTCGAGCTGGCCGGCGAGGTGGCGCAGTGAAGGAGCTGGAGATCCGCGTGGCGGACGCGCTGGTGCTCAAGCCGGGTGACCAGGTGCTACTCACGATGAGTAGGCCAATGAGCATGGCGGAGGCTGATGAGGCGCGGCATCGGCTTGGCCAAATCTTTCCTGACGTGAAGTTCGCCTTCGCCTCCGGAGTCCAGTCGGTGACGGTCCTTCGGGCCGAGGCGACCCGGTGACCCGCATCTCGGTGGTCACCCCGACGTGGAAGCGCCACCTCCTCCTGGTGTCGCGCTGCATCCCGTCGGTGCAGGCCCAGACGTGGCCCGACGTCGAGCACGTCATCGTCTCCGACGGACCGGACACGCCGCTGAAGCGGTTCCTGGCCGCCCAGGAGCTCCCGGGCCTGGTGTACGGGGAGGTGCCCGTCCACGACGGCTCCCCGCACAACTGGGGCTCGGCGGCACGTAACCACGCGGCGAAGCTGGCCACCGGGGACCTGGTCGCCTACCTCGACGACGACAACGCCTACCGGCCCGAGCACCTGAAGGCCCTGGCGGAGGCGCTGCTCGCCGACCCGGACGTCGACTTCGCCTACTCGCAGATGCAGACCCATCCGGCCGGGCAGGTCATCGGCGCCGCGCCACCGGACTACGGGCAGATCGACACGTCGCTGATCATGCACCGGGCGGGGCTGCTCGAACGCTGCGGGGACTGGCCGGCCGCCGGGCAGATCGACTGCCACGACCAGCACGCCCCCGACTGGGGCGTGGTCGCGAAGTGGCTGGCCGCCGGCGCGACCTGGCTGCACGTCCCGCAGGTCACCGTCGACTACTGGAGCGCCTGAATGCGGATCTTCGCGTTCCACGACGAGTCGGGCTGCGGCTTCTACCGGGTCAAGCTGCCACTGGGGGAGCTGGCCGCGAACGGCCACGACGTGACGCTGCGGCTGGGCTCGGACGTCAAGCCGTCGGAGCTGGCCGACTATCCGCTGGTCGTCGGGCAGCGGATGGACAAGCACGGCGCGCTCCCGCACTGGCGGCGGGCGCGGGCCACGTCGAAGCTGGTCTACGAGATCGACGACGACGTGTTCAACGTCGACGTCACCAACTGGATGGCCTACGGCACGTTTAGCAGGGCCGACACCCAGGACGCGGTCGCGCATGCCGCCGAGGTCGCCGACCTGGTCACCGTGACCACCGAGTCCCTGGCTGCGGTGATGCGCCGCCACAACGACAACGTGGCCGTGCTGCCCAACTGCGTGCCGGGCGAGCTGCTGGAATGGGAGCGGCCCCGCCGCGACGAGGTGACGGTCGGCTGGGCCGGCGGCGCCTCGCACGGCATGGACATCGGCATGGTCGCGCAGCCCATCCGCCGGTTCCTGGACCGCACCCCGAAAGCGAAGCTGCACCTGGTCGGCACCGACTACCGGGACACCATCCAGCGCGCCGGCCGGGTGCGGTTCACCTCCTGGGACCCGGACCCGCGCGGCTACTACCGCAACCTGGACTTCGACATCGGCCTGGCGCCGCTGACCGACACGGTGTTCAACCGGTCCAAGTCGCCGATCAAGACGCTGGAGTACGCGGCGGTCGGGATCCCGGTGGTCGCCTCCGACGTCGGCCCGTACTCCGAGTTCGTCGTCGACGGGGTGACCGGGTTCCTCTGTCGACGTCCCGGCGAGTGGTCCCGGCGGCTCGACGAGTTGGCAAACGACCAGGCGCTGCGTGAGGAGATGGGCCGCAAGGCCCGCGAGCACGCCGCACAGTTCACGATCCAGCGGAACTGGCACCGCTGGGCGCAGGCATACGAGGGGTTGCTGTGAAGGTCAGGCTGAAGGTTCCCATGTCCGGCCTTCGTGGAGGCGTGGACTGGCCGCCCGTCGGCAGCGAGATGGACGTCGACGACGAGGAAGGCGCGCACCTGTGCCAGGCCGGCATCGCCGAGCCGGTCGTGGAGGAGAAGCGCACCGAGAAAGCCGTCGCACCGGAGCCGGAGAAGCGCGCCGAGAAGGCGACGGCAGCACCGCCCGCCGAGAAGCGCGGCCCGACGAAGGCGGCCAAGTGATGCCGGAGGAAGACAAGCCGGCCGAGCTGCCCGCCGACGAGCCGCCCGGCTGGCGGGTCATCGACTCGGACGGGAACGTCGTCGGCTCGGGGCCGGGGATAGCGCTGGAGATGGTGACCGAAATGGGTGGCAGCGAGCAGGAGGAGGGAGACGCCGATGGCAGCAATTGAGCAGGCGATGGTGTCGAAGATCCTGAACTCGACGACGTCCGCGACGGCGTTCACGACGCTGACGACCGGCTTCAAGGTGCGGCTGAACTCCACCGCGAGCACCGCGTCCGCGGCGGGTACGGAGATCGCCTCCGGCGGCGGCTACACGACGGGTGGGCAGACCTCGACGGCGCCGTTCGCATCGACGTCGGTGGCCGGGTCAGCGGTGACGATCCCGCACACAGCGCTCCTGACGTGGACGAACTCGTCGGGCGGCGCGTGGTCGATCGTGTCGCTGGATCTGACGGACGGTGCCGGGGTGCGGACCTGGTTCGGGAACTTCACCGGCCAGCCGATCTCCGTGGCGAGCGGCAACACCTTCCAGATCGCCGTCGACGCCATCTCTATCTCGCTGACGTAGTTGATCTCTCTCGTTCTAGTCCCGGGAAAGAGAGGGATTCCATGCCGCTCCGGCAGACGTACGCGAGCCAGCTGAGCGACCCGCTGCTGGCCGCGAACACGATCAACACGTTCACCGGCCCCCAGGACGTGATCCGGGCAACCGGCAACGGCGCGTTCGCTGCACAGCCCTGCATCATCCCGGCCAACTATCTGAAGGCCGGGACGACGATCCGCACCGAGGCGTTCGGGTCGTTCTCCACCACCGGTACCCCCACGCTGGTGTTCGGCGTGTACACCGGCGTCGCGACGACCTACACGGCACTCGCGGTGAACGTGGCGCTGACCACCGCGTCGGGTGCCGTGACCCTGCCGTGGCACCTGCGCACCATCACCACCGTCCGGTCGACCGCCAACTACGCCGCCGTGGTGGCTATGACGCAAGGCGAGCTGTGGTACGGGACGACGTTGACGGCGACGACGCAGATCCCGATTCCGGGTGTCGCGCTGGCGACGACGAACATCGATAACAGTGTGGCTGTCGAGTGGGCGGTCTGCGCCACCTACTCGGCGTCGTCGGCCAGCAACATCATCGTCCTGCACGGCTGGACGGTCGAGGAACTTACCCAGAGCTAGTCCGCGATTCTTCAGAACTAGCCGGGAAAGGGAGATGAGAGACGGTGAGCGTCGGGTTTCCCGCGAACAAGCTGGATGTGGACTCACGCGCCGGCCAGTTGGCCATTCAGCTACGGGACACGCTGCGGGAGGTGCAGCTATTCAAGGCGTGGCTGGACTCCCAGACCGATGCAGTTCTGACCGGGCTCGGCTACAGCTCCGGCGACATTGCCCAACTCCGCAGCTCCTACGTGGACCTGGACAAGCTGCGCACGATCTACGAGGGCACTGCGACGCAGGCCACGACCTACGACTTCCGGACGTTCGCGAAGCTGCTGACCGGCGTGGTGTAGGGCGGGGGAGGGCCTTAAATGCCCACTCTCGTCACGTCATATCAGGTCAACTCCGCCGGGTCTGACACATCGACCCTGACGACACCGTCGTTCACCCCCGCGGTCGGCGAAATCATCGTCGTCAAGGCGCTGGTGGAGGACTCCGGCCAGACCCTCGGCACCCCGACCGGCGGCGGGGGAAGCTACAGCCAGCGGGTCGTCGACGCGACGGCGAGCCACGTCTACGCCACGATCTGGACCTCTACCACCACCCTGGCCTCGTCGACGACCGTGTCGCTGCCCTACGGCACCGGCATCGGCGGCCACCACTCCATGGTGGTCGAGCGCTGGTCGAACGCCCAGATCGCCACCACTCCGGCGACCGTGGACACTCGCGGCACCGGCGCTCCGTCGACGTCGCTGACCACTGCCGCCAGCGGGTCGGTTGTGTCCTGGTGCTGCGGCGACTGGGCCGCTGTCGACGGGACGTCCCGCACCTACAACACGACCAGCACGACCCCGACCGAAGACGGCTACACCTTCTCGTCGACCTTCTATACCGGCTACTGGGCCTACCAGTCCGCCGCGTCGGCAGGCTCGCAGACGTTCGGCCTGACCGCGCCGGCGACGCAGACGTGGACGCTGCTCGGCATCGAGATTCAGGCCGCACCGGCCGGCGCGACCGCATCCGTTGACCAGCCGCTGTTCCTGGTACCGCCAGCCGGCATCGGCCCGGGCAAGTTCCTGTCGGCGATCGTGCGGGGCCGGCTGGTCGCGACCCTCGCAGCTCTTGCCGGCCCCTCCGGCGTCACCGTCAGCGGCGGCTCGGCGATCGTGGGTGCGGGGACGCTCGGCGACGTCCCGGCCGTCCAGCAGGCCACGGCATCCCTGTCCGGCGCGGGGACGCTGGCGGCCCCGGCCACGCTCCTCGGCTCCGCCACCATCGCGGGCGCTGGGACGCTGGCCGCACCTGCCGTGCAGCAGTCCGGGACGTCGCTCGCCGGTGCGGGCGTCCTGTCGGCCGCTGTTACGCAACAGTCCGGGCCAGCGCTCACCGGCACCGGGTCCGTGTCGGCCACGGTGGTCCAGCAGGCCACGGCGTCGATCGTCGGGGCTGGGACGCTCACCGCGAACGCTGCCGGCACTGTCTCCGGCACCGCCGCGATCACCGGTGCCGGCGCTCTTGCGGTAGCGGCCACGCAGGGCTCGGGAGCGACACTCCCCGGCGCCGGGGCGCTTACCGCTCCGGCCGTGCAGCGGACGGGCACCACCCTTACCGGTGCGGGTGTCCTGTCGGCCGCTGTCGTCCAGCAGGCCACCGCCGCCCTCACCGGTGCGGGCGCGGTATCCGCTCCGGCCGTCCAGCAGGCCACTGCGGCTCTCACCGGCGCCGGGGTGCTCTCGGCTACCGGGACTGTCCCGGGCGGCGGAGCCGCGACCCTGGCCGGCGCGGGCGCGCTGGCCGTCACGGCGACGCAGGGCGCTACCGCTGCCCTCACGGGCTCGGGTGCCTTGGCGGTGGTGGCCACCCAGAACGGCAAAGCCGCTCTCGCCGGCGCTGGCGTACTGGCCGGCGCCGGGGTGATCGCCGGGGCTGCGTCCCTGTCCGGCGCGGGCGCGCTGACGAGCCCGGTACGTCAGCTGGCCGGGGCGGCCCTCGTCGGCGCCGGGGTGCTGGCCGCTGCGGGAGGCTCGCCGGATATCGCTGTTTCCGGCCGGCTCGGGCCGACAACGTCCGGGCCGAAGCTGGCGCCCGTCAGCGCAGGAGGCCGGGTCGGCCCCGTCACTGCGGGCGCTGCTCTCGTCGAGTCCTCCACGTCTGCCCGCCTGGGCCCGACCACGTCAGGGGGCAATGCGTGATCTACGACGTCGGCGACAAGGTCACTCTCTCGACCACGGTGAAGGACGAATCCGGGACGCTGACGAACGCCACGATGGCGATCACGGTCACGAAGCCGGACGGCACGGCCGCGTCCCCGTCGGCGCCGACCAACCCGTCCACCGGCGTCTACAAGTCGACGGTGACCGTCGACCAGGCCGGGAACTGGACCTACGTCTGGACCGCCTCGGGCGCGGTGGTGGCGGCCGAGCCGGGCCAGTTCACGGTCCGCTCCCAGACGGTGTACGTGGCGAGCATCGAGGAGCTTAAGGCGCAGCTGCGCCGCACCGACGACGCCGACGACCTGGCCCTGCGCTCCTACCTCGCCTCGGCCACCAGGTACGTGGAGAAGCGCCTCGGCGGCCCGGTGAGCGTGCAGACGCTCACCGAGCGGCACTTCGTCACCGGCTTCACCCTGGTACCCCGCAAACGCCCGCTGGTGTCGGTCACGTCGATCACCCCGGACTTCGGCACCGTCCTCGACCCGACCGCGTACACCGCGGATACGGGCGTCAACCAGATCACCTTCTACTACGGGATCTGGCCCACCTGGCACACCCTCGTCTACAAGGCCGGGTACGCGCAGGTGCCGGAGAACGCCAAGCTCGCCGGGCTGATCGTGGCGCAGCACCTGTGGGAGACCCAGAACGGCTTCGCCGGCCGCCGCAACGCCGACGACTTCGTCCAGACCGGCCTTGGCTTCGCCGTCCCCCGCCGGGCCGAGCAGCTGCTGGTGCCGGACGAGATGGCCGGGGTGTCGTGACCCGCCAAACCCTCGCCGCCGACGTCCTCGATGCCCTCGCCGCGGCGTGGCGGGCCGACGCCACCCTGACGGCGTACGGGAGCCGGCTGGTCATCACCGACGGCCCGCCGGTCACCGACCGCACCCACGAGATCGAGCTGTGGGTCGGCGCGACCGGCCTTGAGCCCGACGAGGCGGTCGTCTCCGGGGGCCAGGCGTTCGTGACCCAGAACGCCGCCGACGACATCGACGAGACCCTCAACATCGCCTGCGCGATCTGGGTGGCGAACGGCACCAACGACATCCCCACCGCCCGGAGGCTCGCGATCGACGTGTTCAACGCCGCCGTTACGGCGGTACAAGGCTCCGACCTGGGCCTAGGTGACGAGGTGTACGACGCCACCGCGGTCGTGTCCTGGCAGCTGCGGCAGGGGCAGTGGACCTCCGGCGTCGGCGCGGTGCTCGCGTTCGTGGTGCAGGTACAGGGGCAGGTGTAGATGCGGATCGTCGTCTTCCGTCCCGGCCCGGGGTTCTCGGTGCAGGACGTCGCCGTCGGCTGGGCGGAGGCGCTACGGGCCGCTGGCCAGAATGTTGTCGAGTTCAACACCGACGACCGGCTGAGTCTGTGGGGCAACGCGTTCGTGCCCGTGGGCAGCCCGGAGGAAGGCAAGTTCCGGCGCGCTCTCTCCACGACTGAGGACGTGCTGGAGATGGCGGTCGACGGCATCTACGGCTGCGTGATGAAGACCCGACCGCACGTGCTGCTCGTCGTGTCGGGGTTCTTCACCCCACCCCAGATGCTGGAGGTCATCCGCGCCGCCGGCGTGAAGGTCGTCATCGTCCACACTGAGTCGCCCTACGAGGACGAGCGGCAGCTGGCGATCGCGGCGCACGCCGACCTGAACCTGGTCAACGACCCGACGGGCCTGGACGCGTTCCGGCAGCTCGGGCCGGCCGAGTACTTCCCGCACGCCTACCGGCCCACGGTCCACCACCCGGGCGACGTGGACCCGGTGTACGCCTGCGACCTGTCGTTCGTCGGTACCGGCTTCCCGTCGCGGGTCGAGTGGCTCAGCCGGATGGATCTCGACGGGCTGGACGTGAAGCTGGCCGGCACCTGGGTCCTCGCCCGCGGGACGTCGCTGGAGCGCTACGTGCTCCACGACCTGGACGACTGCTTCGACAACACGCTCACCGCGGACCTGTACCGGTCGAGCCGGGTCGGGATGAACCTGTATCGGCGCGAGGCCCACGAGCACGACACGGCCGAGGGCTGGGCGATGGGGCCACGCGAGGTCGAGATGGCCGCCTGCGGGCTGCCCTTCGTGCGGGACCCGCGGCCGGAGTCCGACGAGCTGTTCGGCGGCATTCTGCCCGCATTCTCGACGCCTGAGGAGGCGTCGGAGCAGATCCGGTGGCTGCTCGCCCACGACGGAATCCGCCAGGTGGCCGCCGACAAGGCCCGTTCCGCAATTGCAGATCGCACGTTCGACGCTCATGCCGCGCGGCTGCTGCGGCTGCTAGAGAAGAGGTAGCACCGTGGCTCGTCGTCATGGCAGGAACGGCAGGATCTACCTGGCGCTGGCGTCCAACGGCACCGCGCAGCCGCTGGACTTCACCGCGAAGTGGTCGTTCAAGGCGGTCACCGACAAGGACGAGGTCACGGCACTCGGGGACTCCAACAAGGTCTACGTCGGCGGCCTGCCGGACGCGTCCGGCGACTTCTCCGGCTACTGGGACGACACGACCGCCTACACCTACACCGCGGCCTCCGACGGTGTGGCCAGGCCCTTCTATCTGTACCCGGACCTGGTCAACGACGCGGCGAAGTACTGGTTCGGAACGATCATCGTCGACTACTCCGCTGACGGCGACGTCGCAGGGGCGATCAAGGTTGCGGCGTCCTGGGTCGCCGCTACGAAAATCATCTCCGTCGGGCTCGGCTGAGTGTCCGGCATCACCGGCATCGCCAAGCTGCGCAAGGACGCCGAGGTGTTCCGCAGAGGCCTCGGCGAGGCCCTCGGCCGGGAGCTGCAAGGCTCGGTCGACCAGCCGATCCGCGCCTTCGAGCGCAACGTCCGTTCGGCCGCCCAGGCGGACTTCCCGAAGCGGTATGCCGGCGTCTACACCGGGTCGTTCCGGCTGAAGGTCAACGCGACCGCGGGGTCGGCGGGGATCCGGGTGAAGCTGGTCGGCACCGCGAAGGGCAAGGCGCAGATCCGCGACTCGGCGGCCCTCAACCGGGGCCTGCTGCGGCACAAGCGCTGGGGGAAGCTGCCCTGGTACACCCAGGCGGTCCGGCCGGGGTTCTGGGACGACCCGGCCAAGATCCTCGCTTCGGATGTGCGGAAGGCCGTCGAGACGGCGGTGGAGAAGACCGCCGCGGCGGTGGAGGCGCAGCTGTAGCTACAACTGGCGCCGTCTCTTCCTCGCCTTCTGCCGCCGGGCAGCCAGCGTAACCGATCGCTCGATCGCCATCCCGGCTACGAGCCACGCCAAGATCCCACCACCATGCACGGCCCACGTCATGGTGCCCAGTGTCCATCGATCCGACAAGGGACGATCAGATGAGCAGTGAGCAGGAACAGAGCCTGACGGACACCGACCGGCGTGACCGCGACGAGACGCGGCGCCTGCTGTACATGGCGCTCGTCGCGCCGCGGACCAAGAGGTACAACCTGGCCGGCACCATCATCAACGCAATCCGCCACCACCAGCAGGTCGATATCAGCACCGAGGAGCTGATCGACCGGGCTGTCGGGGCGGTCGAGGGCGAAGCCGGGCACTCCGCGTGGCTGTATGAGCAGATCGACCGGCTGACCGCGGAGCTCGGCGAGTGAGCGGCCTGTTCGTCGTCCTGTCCGAGCCTGACCAGAAGCGGCTCGGCTGCCCGGAGCGGCTGTCGGTCGACCTGGCCGAGATAACCGCGCGGGAGCAGGCGGCCCTCCAGCAGGCGTTCGGCTATCACGTCCCGGAGGACCTGGGGGCCGCGATGGCGGCGATGGCCGACCGGGAGCGGGAGCGGGTTGTCCGGGACCCGCAGGTGTTCCTGGCCTTGACGTGGCTGGCGCTGCGCCAGAACGGGCACCTGTCCGCCCGGCGGGCCGATGAGATGGCCGCCGAGCTCGACGGCCTGGATATCCGGCTGTCCTGGACCGGCATCGACTACGAGGCCGACGCCGAGGGAAAAGACGAAAGCTCCACCCCGACCGAGACGTCGACTGCCTGATCCGCCGCTACACCCCGGCGATCATGCACCTGTTCCCGAGCGTGCGCTGGGACGAGATCCCGCACCTTCCGTACTGGCTGTTCGAGGCCCTCACGGACATCATCGACGAGCGGTCGGGGGGTGAGGAGTAGTGCCGGCCGACGTCAATCTCGGGATCGACATCACCAAGAAAGGGTCCGGGGACGAGGAGGCCGCGGTCGGCCTGGAGGCGCTAGCCAAGGCCGCCGACAACGCCCAGGACCAGCTGGGCCAGCTGGACCGGAAGCTCCTCGAGACCCGCGCGGCCATGGTCGCGGCGGGGCGCACGTTCCAGGAGACCGGCGACATTTCGCCGCTCAAGGCGCTGCTCAAGGACGAGCGGCAGCTTTCCACGGTCCAGAAGTCGGTCAGCCGCGGCGCGGAGGCGATCGCCGCGGATCTTGCTCGGGCCGGGGAGACGGGCGGCCAGGGCTTCGTCGCCGGGGTCAAGCGCATCGGCTCCGACCTGAAGAGCATCGGCACAGAGTTCGGAGACCAGGCGGGGAAGCTGTTCAGCGGCGGCTTCTTCAGCACGCTGGGGAACATCGCCTCCACGCCGGCCGGGTTCGGTGTGCTGGCCGGCGCCGCAGCGGTCATCGTCCCGGAGCTGGGCGCGACGATCAGCGGCGCGCTGATCGCCGGAGTCGGCGGTGCCGGGCTCGCGGCGGGCATCGCGGCGCAGTTCAATGATGCCCGGGTCAAGGGCGCCGTCTCCGGGCTGGTTGCCTGGGCGAAGTCCCAGCTCGACCAGGCCACCTCGGGCTTCGCCCCGCAGCTGGCGGCCGGCTTCGCCGCGCTCCAGCGGGAGGCGCAGCCGTTCTTCAACGCCATCCGGCAGCCGCTCCAGGACCTGTCACCGCTGGTCGCGAACCTGCTGGCCCGCCTCGGTGAGGGGCTGGCCCGGCTCGGCCCCGGCCTGGCGCACGCCCTGGAGGCGGCCGGGCCGATCCTGGAGCGGATCGGTGCGGATATCCCGATGCTGCTCGGCTCGATCGGCGGCCTGCTCGACCAGATCGCCAGCCACGCGAAGGGCGCTGGCGAGGCGATCGACCTCATGTTCCACGTCGCGTCGATCGGGGTGAGCCTGATCGGCGGCTCGCTGACGGTCCTGACGAATGTCTTCAACGCCATCTTGCAGGGCGCCGACGCGGTGACCGGCTTCATGGCAAAAATCCCCGGCATCGGCAAGGAGTGGGCCGGGGTCCACCAGTACGTCGACGGCCTGGCCCACTCGATGGACGGCCTGGGCATGTCCGCCGGCTCCGCGAGCGGCAGCGCGAGCGGCCTGACCGGCTCGCTGCACGGCGTGGCCGGCGCCGCGCAGGCCACAGCGGCGGCCGTGGCCTCCTCTCAGGCTGCGATCAGCACCTATCAGAGCGCCGCCCTCGGCGTCGACCAGGCCAACCTCGCGGCGAGCCAGTCGTTCCTTGACCTTGACGCCTCGGTCAAGCAGCACGGCCGGGACCTGCGCGACAACACCGCGGCCGGGATCGCGAACCGGCAGGCGATCGACGCGAGTATCGGGACACTTCAGCACCAGCGGGACGCCGCGATCGCGGCCGCCGGTGGCCAGAACGCCTCACGGGAAGCGGTCGACGCGGCGAACAAGAAGTACGCCGACCAGATCGGCCTGTTGATCGACCACACCGGCAAGCTGTTCGGCGACAAGAACGCCGTCTCTGTGCTGATCGGGACGATCGCCGGCATCCCGAACTCGCACATGACCAACATCGAGATCCTGGGCATTGCGCAGGCCGAGGGCGGCCTCAGCTCGATCGCCGCCTACCTGAACTCAATCCCGTCGGTGAAACGCATCTCGATCATTTCGACTGCCTACACCGTGGCGGGCACCACCCCGGGTGGCGGCCGAGGCCCGGTCGTGGCCCAGCGCTACGGCGGCGTCATCGAGCACGCCGCGTCGGGGCTGCTCAAGGACGCCCGGACCTTCTCCGCGGCGGCGTCCGGCGCGCTCTACGCGTTCGCGGAGCCGAAGACCGGTGGTGAGGCGTTCATCCCGAAGCACGGGGACCTGGACCGGTCCCGGGCGATCTGGTCGTACGTGGGGCAGAACTGGCTGGGGATGGGCCGTCGGGGCGGGTACGGGGGCATCCCGGTGCCGCACAGCGGCGGGAGCGGTGGCGGGTCGCGGCAGGTGACGGTCCAGTTCGCGGGCAACAGCGACTCTGCCTTCGCCACCGCGTTCATGCAGCTCGTCCGTACCGGCCTGGTCCAGATCTCGACGTAAGGGGGGCCAGGGGTGCCGGTCGGTGGCGTGCCGTTCCTGGCCGCGAAGCTGGGCAGCAGCGCGCGGCTCATCGTCGAGGCGGCGTTCGGCGCCGACCTGACCGCCGACCCGACGACCTGGACGTGGCATGACATCACCACGGATGTGCGGCAGGCCGACGGGCAGACGATCAGCATCTCGCCGATGGGCCGGTCCGACGAGACGTCCACCCCGCAGCCGGCCGGGTGCACGTTCCAGCTGAAGAACACCTCGGGCAGCTACTCGAAGACCACCTCGTCGATCTGGTACCCGAACGTGCGGCGCAACACCCCGATCCGGGTGTCGGTGAACCTGACCGGCAACACCATCGACACGGACGTCCGGTTCCAGGGCTACGCCAACGGCTTCACCCCGGGCTGGGACGCAAGCGGCCGGTTCGCGATCGTGACGGTGTCGGCGTCCGGGGTGTCCCGCCGGCTCGGCCAGGGCCTCGCACCGACCCTGTCGACCCTGTACCGGACCACGGTCGGCACCGCGAGCCTGGTGTCGTACTGGCCGCTGGAGGACGGCGCGAAGGCCACCCAGGGCTCGGAAGTGGTGGCCGGCAACAGCATGGTGATCGTGTCCGGCGACTTCGGCTTCGGCGCCTCGTCGGCCAGTGACCTGGCCGGCTCCCACGACCTGGCCCAGCCGCACACCGGCTCGGCGGGGGTGGCCACCGTAGGCTCGTTCCCGGGTGGGTGGACGACGACGAACGGCTGGTCGGTCTCCTGGGTGATGAAGGTCCCCCGCCAGCCGACCCCGACCCAGGTCATTCTGCTGGAGCTGTTCTCCGCCGACTCGGGCGCCCGTAACTGGCAGGTCGTCCTCGGCACCGACGGGATCATCCGAACCAGCATCTACGACTCGGCGGGGGCGGAGCAGCTCTCCGACACCGGGGCGGCGTTCGACCAGCTCTCCGACGGCACCGTCTACGGCCGGTGGCTTGCCTGGTCGCTGACCTACACCGGCACCACCACCGCGTCGATCGCGGTGTCCTGGTCGTCGCTGGACGACTCGGCGACCGACACGACCACGCTCGGGCACCTGCCGGGCGCCCCGACCTCCCTGCACATTCCGGGCGGCCCGTCGACGTCCGACGAGTTCGGCGTCGGCCACGTCACCGTCTGGTCGACGCAGACTACCGGGCCGGGGGCGTTCATCGCCTTCGGCTACGCCGGCGAGAACGCGGTGACCCGCTTGCAGCGGCTCTGCACCGAGCAGGGCGTGCCGCTGACGGTGAACGGCACCTCGACGACGACGATGGGCGCGCAGCCGCAGTCCAAGTTCGTTGACCTGCTGCGGGAGTGCGCGACCGCCGACGACGGGGTGCTCTGCGACGGCCGGGGCGCGGGCCTGACCTACTTCTCCCGGGACGTGCGGGCCAACGCCACGGTCGCGTTGACCGCGGACGTCCTGTCCGGCCAGGTCCAGCCGCCGTTCGTGGCGGTCGACGACGACCAGCGCAACGTCAACTACATGAAGGTGGACCGGGCGGGCGGATCGTCGGCGACCTACCAGGACTCGACCGGGCCGCTCGGCACCGCCGCGATCGGCACCTACGACTCGTCGCTGACGGTCAACCTGGACGACGACGCGGGCCTGGCCGAACGGGCCTCGTGGGAGGTCCACAAGGGCACGGCCAGCTCCCCGTACCGGTACCCGACGTTCGGCCTGAACTTTGCCCGCTCGCCCACGTTGGCCACGTCGTGGCTGGCGGCGGACGTGTCGTCCCGGCTCACCGTCACGAACATCGCCTCCAAAATCACCCAGCATCCGGTCGGGGACATCGACCTGCTGCTGGAGGGCTGGACCGAGACGCTCGGCCAGTTCGTGTGGAAGGTGACGGCGAACTGCTCGCCGTTCGAGCCGTGGCGGATCTTCGTGGTCAGCACCGACCGGTGCGACACCGCCAGCTCCCAGCTCGCCTCCAGTGCCTCCCTCGGCGCGACGAGCCTGTCGGTGTCGTTCGCCGGGTCGAAGTGGGGGACTGCGGACCTGCCGTTCGACATCTCCGTCGGCGGCGTGAAGACCACGGTCTCCGCCATCTCCGGCAGCACGTCGCCGCAGACGTTCACCATCAGCGCGCTGTCGCAGGCCGTCTCTTCGGGGGCGGCGGTCAGCTTATGGAACCCACCGCGCGTGGGGCTGTGAGGAGACGCCGTGGCGATCAGTCCTGCCGCGCCGCTGCCCGGCGAGAAGATAACCACCTGGCCGCAGGGGGTGGACTCGGCGGTCAACCCGCTCCTGGCGGCGTGGACGAACTATTCGTCGAGCCTTGTCCTCACGGCTACCACCACGAACCCCACCAAGGGGCCGAGCACCTATCTCGCGCACTACATCCAGATGGGCAAGGTGGTCCACTACTACTTCTCGATCACCATCGCCGGCGGCTTCTCCTCCGGCAGCGGCTCGTACCGGTTCTCGCTGCCGGTGACCGCGAACGCGTCCCTGATCGGCCTCGGCCCGGCCTGGGTCAACGACTCCGGCACGGCGCTGCGGGTGGGCACCACGAACCTGATCGACACCACCCACGCCGAGATCTACCTGTCCAACATCACTGCCGGCCCGCTGGGCGACGGCGGACCCGGCACCGTCTGGGCCGTCGGCGACATCATCAAGGGCTCGATCACCTATGAGGCGGCATGACCATGGTCCTGGGCAGGCTGGCGGCCGCCGTCGCGTCGCTGCTGCTGGCGTTCACCCCGGCAGCAACGGACCCGGCGCCGGCGCCGCTGAAGATTTTGACGATCGGGGACTCCCGGTCGACGCTCGGCCAGTGGCAGGCCGAGCTGGGCAGGCTGCTGGCCGAGTCGGGTGTTGCCGCCACCATCTCCACGGCCGCGGTGGCGGGTACGGACTGCTACTACTGGACGTCCCGGATATCCGGCCTGCTGGCCACCTACAGCCCCGACGTGGTGGTCCTGGCCTGTGGGACCAACGACGACCCGGCAGCGACGATCTACGGGGAGAGCAAGACGGGCTGGTCGTTCAGGTTCATTACGGAGACGGTGCACGCCTCGGGCGCGCAGATGATCCCGGCCCTGGTCCAGTACTCGGACCCGATCCTGGCCCCGCCGTTCCTGCTCACCAACGAGCCGCAGACCAACGACCACTTGTACTCGCAGTACCACCACTACACCGCCCCGGAAGCGAATCCTCCCTGGTGGGCAGCTGCCGCCGACTTCCAGGTCATCCCGGCAACCGCGTCCTATCTGGCCGCCGAGCCCTACACCGGCACCCCGTCGGGCTGGATCGGGATCCACCCGAACGCGCGCGGCTACAAGTACATGGGCCGCATCGTCTACGACGCCGGGGCGGCGGACGGGATCTGGCCGGCGACGACAGAGACCCCGCTGTGCGACCTCTACGGACACCGCAACGGCTACCCGAGGCCCACGTACACGCCCTGCCCGTGAGGAGGTATTCGGTGGCGATCGCGCTGGACTACACCTCCCGCATCGACCCGGCCGCGCTCCAGGCAGCCGGGGTGACGGTGGTGTGCCGGTACCTGTCGTGGCTGTACCGGTGGGGCGGGCAGACCCACTCGACGGTCAACCCGAAGATCATTCAGGGGGCTGAGTACCGGGAGCTGGTCTCCGCCGGCTTGGACGTGGTCCTGAACTGGGAGTACGACCCCCGCGACTGGCTGGGCGGCTCCCCGGCGGCCAAGCTTCACGCGGCGGAGGCGGTGCGTCAGGCGCAGATCCTCGGCTATCCCACTGGCTCGGTGATCGTCGGCTCGGCGGACTTCGACATGACGCGCGCGCAGTGGGACGCGGCGGCCGCCGCGTACGCGGCGAGCTTCGAGGCCGGGATCCGGGCAGCTGGATACGTACCCGGCGTGTACGGGCCGTACGACGTGCTGACCTGGTGCCACGACGACACCGGCGTCCGGTTCTTCTGGCAGGCCGGGATGTCTACCTCCTGGTCGCAGGGCCGGAACCGGAGCGTCTGGCCGGGCGCCCATCTGTGTCAGCGGGGGTACAAGACGGTCGGCGGAGTGGCCGGTGACTGGAACGACATCCTCAGACCCTGGGAGGCGGGCATGGCCGCTGACGTTGACGACATCATCCGCCGCTGGTCGGAGGGCGACCCAGAGAAGGCTGACGGGTCGGAGCTGTCCCCGGTCGCCTGGCGGATCCGCGACGAGAAGTGGCAGGCGTCAGTCGACGGCGAGCTGGCCGACCTGAAAGCCGCGGTCGCCGCCCTGGGCTCCGGGGGAGTGGACGTCGACGCCCTGGCCAACGACGTCGCCACGAAGATCGGGGCGGCGATCGTGAAGGCCCTCGCCGGCCTGGCCGCTCCGACCGCCGAGTAGCCGGGTGGCACCGCCCCGCCCGGTCCTGGTCGTGTCCGGCCGCCACCGGCCCCACGAGATGCTCCTCCTCGCCTTCTCGGTGCTGATCGGCGCCGCCTACACCCTCGGGTCGCCGCCACCGCAGAGCGTCGTTGCCCAGGTCTATCCGGCGCTGGTGCACCTGTGGTCGGCGGGCCTGCTCGTCTCGGGGCTGCTCGGGCTGGGCGCGCTGCTGGCGCCGCTGCGCCTGGACGTGACCCTGGCGTTGGAGGCCGGCGCGATGCTGATCGGCGCCGCCGCGCTGGTCATCGCCGCGGCGGCGATCTTCGAGTACAACGGCGCGGCGAAGGGCCTGTTCGGCGGTGGCTTCTGCATCGCCTGGATGCTCGCGAACGTGGCCCGGGCCGCGCTGGCCTGGCGGGACCGGCGGGAGCTGACGTGACCGACCTTGTGACCACAGGGGCCGGGCTGGTCGCGGCCGCGCTGGGCGGTGGAGGGCTCGTGGCCATCGTGAACGCGTTCGCGAAGCGCCGCCAGGTGAAGGTCGACGCTGCCGACCGGCTCTCCGACGGGGCGCTGAAGTGGGTCGACGAGTTCCAGGCCGATGCCCGGGAGGCCCGCCACGAGGCGGCCGAGGCGCGCCGGGAGGCGACGGAGGCGCACGCCCAGATGCGGGCGGTGCGGGCGGAGGCGGAGTGGCTGGCCGGCCAGTTGCAGGCGCTGCGCCGGGCGATCGTCGACCCGAACGCCACG